GAACGAATGGTTGATTTGTTGTGGTAGTTGTCTCTGTTGCTTCTGATATTTGCGGTGGATTGATTCCGATTAAACCAGAATCAAAACCGGGGACTTGGTTTGGACCGGGACGAGGGTTAATGTTGTACTGTGCGTTTGCGCGTTCCATAAGCTGTGCGTTATATGCAGCCACTTCAGGAGCCACTTGACGCATAGGACGCTCGTAGCGTTGTGTTTCTAGACCACCGCCTTCAGCTAAAGCAATGATGCCACCGTTTGCTGCTGTGTAATCTTCAACTGGAGTCACCTTACCCGGTGTAAACCCACGATCCGCCGTGTAGTATTTTTCACCCTGCTGACCAAACAATGGATTACGCTCGCCCGGATTGAAGTCGTATTCTCGGATATTGCCTTTACTTTCTTCCTCTGGTTCATTGGCTTTAGCCATCATGCCACCGAGACCGCCGCCCATCAGAGCGCCTTTGTTTTGGGTAAGAAAATTACCGATACCGCCTTCAAATAAATTACCTATTCCGGATCCAGCGGAAGTAGTTGTAGCGCCTAAAGCCGGTGTAGTTAAAGGAGCGACCGTCATCGGAGCTGCAGCATTAACCGCACTCGAGCCAATAACACTAGGAAGTCCGCCGCTAGTAACGGAATTAGTAAGCACGTTTTGTCCAAAGAGAGAAGGCGCGGATGCAGCACTTGCTCCCATACCACTTGCTCCAACTGCGGGGTTTAATATAGACGCCCCAGCTGTGCCAACAGCTTCACTACCAAGAGCGCCAGCGGCACCAGCGCCCGGCATAAGAATGCCACCAAGAGCGCCACCAGCAGCACCCATCAGAGTGCCTTCAATAATGTCTTTCTTCTGCAAAGCGGCAATACCACCACCCATTGCAGCGCCCATAAGCAAACCAGCTACGATAGGGATCATATTTTTTACTCGCTTTGGAAATTAGTTAATATTATCATGGCTTTACTTTTAAAACATTACCCGCCGACGTATCAACATACACATCGCCCACTCGCAAATTTGCAAGATCAGTTTGGGTTGGTAAGCTAAGCTCTCGGACGTTAGTAAACCGGTTAGGCTGGCTAAAATTTAATGCTGCAATAAGGTTTGCCCCATTTCGTTCGGTTGACATGGCTGAAGGCCCAGCGTTGTCTAGTTGGGAAAAATATAAACGCAAGACGTTGGTTAGCTGCTCCATGTACTGCGGACTGTACGCGGATGGAGCCATTGGCAAGTTTGGGGCTTTGGTTGTGCCTGTACTCATTTGACTTTCCCATCCGTTTTCATGTCAGCGCCTGCCGTCAGGTCTGATATCCGCCCGAACGCTACCCAATTGCCACGCCACACCAAGGTCGCTTGACTCAATACGAAGTGCCATTTGTCGCCCCCGTAGGCGGGTATAAACCTGACCGGTAAACTCTTGGATATTGTACGAGCGAGTGAGGGCGTAGTTGTCTTGGCTTGTTACCGTAGGATTGTCTGCAGGACTGTATGGGGCGCCAGCGTTACGCCGTGGTTTTATTTCCATGCTGACGGACGGCCCGTTCACATTTGAGCCGTTAAAGTTAATGTCAGGCAATATACGCCAGATAAACGCAAAGTGATCCCCGTCTCCAATATCAAAGTCAGCAGACTGGATATAAGCATAAATAGCTACAGGGGCTTCGCCAGATACATCATCCGTCCCAACCTCATGGAATAATATGCGGTTGTCGTAACCAGCAGCCATAGGGTAATCACGCAAAGGCGAGTCCAGCCAAGCCGTGCGGCTAAGGCTTCCGTAGTACCAAAGGTTTTCCAAGTAGTTATAAATAACGTACTTATCTGCAACGGTAGAGCCTGATGAGCAGTAGAACCACCAGACTTCATTATAAGCCTCGTTTGATCCAGAAAAGACTTGGTAAGACTGATCGAGGTTTAAATCGTTAAAAATATACTGACGCAGCGCACATGGCAACGTCTCCACTCGACCGGAGTACACATAAAATTTATCGCGCCCCATCCAGTACGTTACGTTATTGGCTGTAATGGCGGCGTTTGGGGACATAATGGACAAGTTATCCATTAATAGGTTAAGGCCATACACGTACGGCGGTCCTAAATACTGCATGGAGTAAAGCGCAGAATCAGTCCACACCAAGATTTCCTGACGTGTTGCATTTGCGGTAACGATATAAGAACCATGCGACAGGCGGAATTCACCAGACTGATTGGTAATAGACGGAACCCATTCGTAAGGGTTTTCTTGGTCCGACCAGCGAACAAGCATAGGATCAAACGGTGTTTCTGAGTCTGTTGGGTCGTAAGGATTGGCACCAAAAGCAATTACAAAACGCTGCAACGCAGATGCTACAACTTCATTTGTTGCGTTAGGGACAAACTGCCCCGCAAACCCGTTAGCGGTTGATTCAACGCTTAAATACTGCGCCCTTACCGTAGGCCCCAAAGTGGCGTCCCAATAGAACAATTCTCCACCACGCGGGGCAATAACCAGATCCTCACCGTAATTGTCTGCAGACCAAAGGCGCAACTGTTGACCAATACCTAACACACCAGCGCGACCCCAACCCCCGCTACCCCAAGGGTCAGAACCCCAGCCAAGACCTACAACATAAATATCCAAACCTGTTGTTACTTGGTATTCAGCAATAGCCACTGTACCGCCGCCCGAAGCTGCAGACGTAGAAAATACACCATCAATGTTAATGGCATACTTAGTTGTATTAATGTAACGCAATACTTGGTGTTCAGCGTTTAAATTAGCTGCAGTAAACCCACCAAACGGGCCAGTTACGCCGCTATAGGTAACAAAATCATCCTGAGTAACGCCGTGATTGACATCAGTAACAGTAATCGTAGAGCAAGAAACCGCTGCGCTAATTAAGTGCGATGCAGCTGTAGTGCCGTTATACCCACGGACTAATTGCAATAGATCGTTGCCAGAGACTTCACCGTAAAAAATCTGTTCAGTGTCGATCCGGATAATTCCGCCAGTTGAGGGAAATGACGCCGCGCTTGTTAATGTTAGTGATTGTTGCGTAGCAGTAATTGCAGTGGATAGCGTGTTGTACGCAGTAGCAAACGGATTGCCTGTACTTGGTGGAACAGGGCCAAGCATGGGGTTTACGGTTTTACGAATTGGGGTAATGTCGCTATAAACACCACCATCTTCGATGTAGTACTTAAGGTTTGTGCCAATGCCTAAATAATTATCCCCGGCAAGGGTAATCCAATTCCATAACGACCGAGCGGTACCCAGATAAGTTTCGCCGGAAAGTCTCTGCCAACCGCCTATTTTCTCTGCATTACCAGAACGAAAACGGATCTTATCGCCGTCAAACCAGCGACCTTCAGCGGAGTAGGAAGTGCCTTCCCTATAAACACCGGGTTGGATCGCCAGTTTTTGGATTGCCATATAGTTACCCTAGCATGGAGGATGCTTTGATTTTAACAGCCGCAACCCGATTTAACCATCCCTTACCGAATGTCTCAAAGGTGTTTAAACTGCGATAGAAGTCTTCTTTGGCTTGGCTGAACTTTTCGATCAGCTCGGCTTCAGGAATGGCGTTTACAGCAGCTACGGTAATAGGTCCAATCCCACCGTCTGGCGTCACACCCACAGCAGCCTGCAAAATCTTGGCAGAACGCCCACAACCAGCGTTCACAGCAAAATCAAACACCAGATAGTCAATACCACTAGGTAGAAGATCACAATGGCAAGCATCCCAGAATTTACGTTTATATAGAGGCTCGACCATCTCAGAGGTTAGGCTACGCATCTCTTTCTCGTTGGACTCGCGCCCAACCCACTCTTCCCAAACACGCTTGGTCACGCCAAGATTGGTCATTCCACCGGGATCGGATGGATGGTTAACGTAGCCGCCTTCGCTTGCCAGCATCATCTTAAAAGCGTTGTCCCAATTACTTTGCATTTTTAATCTCCGTCTCAGTGATTTTTTCTTTGGATTTCATGTCAATAATTTTTTCTAGTGTGCGCCCACCAAAATAGAAACTCATTATTAGCATTCCCCACTGACCAAGCAATTCGACGTATGCTTTGTTGGTTTCCATGTCAAAAGCTGACATCATGGCAAACGTGAAATAGCCAAAAAGGATGGCAATTAAGGTCATTGGACGGATGTTCTTGGACAGCCAAGAATCTGACCTCATGTCGTTTTCTTGACGCTTGGTAAGCTCTCCCTGCTCTTGCATATCCGCTTGCATCTTAGCAAGTTCACCGTTCTGCTGCATCTCTAACAACTTTAGCTTGGCTTGATCTGCTTGTGCGGGATCGGGCCAAATCTTGTCGATGATCTTGCCACCGATGTTAAATATTTCCATAAGTGGGATCATATTAGAACCTCACGCCTGAAAACGATACTTTGATTGCTGTCCACTTGGCGATACACCAAGCCTTGAATGCTTGCCATTTTGCTTTCATTTGTCCATCTCCGTAGCAGTTAAAATCATGCGGGTCTTAATAGACACCAAGTCCCGTGGTTCTTCTTTGAAACCTACAGCAATATACCCGGCAAACTTGCCAATCTCGCTCGGTATAGAGGCTCTACACATATACTTCACACCTTGCGACTTTGCCCACTCACCGACAGGGCTAGACGACTCAAACGGTTTACAGGCAACCTCGTTGTTTAGCATAGAAACAATGTCAGCGTTGCGCTCAGGGCTTGCGGCAAACAGACTAACAGTCACGCCTTCGAGTTTATGGTTGCGCTCGCCGTTTCCAATTGCTAAGACTGTCGTTCTGCTATTGGTGGCAAGGTTTACTTTGTTGACCACAATACCGATTGCGTTTACATCTTTGACCAGATTATTAGCCAAAGGCAAAAGTTCTTCATGGGTTTTTAGCTGCGGCATCGTGCTGTTGCTACTTATCGCTGCAAGGATAACTTGTCGGCTGTCCCATGTCAGGTAGCCAAAGAAAAAAATGGTAGACAACAAAACGACGGAAACAAGTTTAAACGGGTTATCTACCCATTTAATGAGGTCAAGAATCTTGTCCGTCATGTCCCGTGGCGCAGGCTTGGCTCGTTTGACGGGTGCGCGTTTAACAGGGTTGCGTTTAACCACTGCCTTTTTAACAGCGGTCTTGGCTACTGGTTTCTTTGCCGTTACCATTTACAGCTTCATGATGTAAGCAAGTGCGTAGTAGGGAGGACGGTTCTCGTGCGCTGTGCTACCACCTTCATTATTGTTTGTTACAGTATGGCTATGTGTTTGGTTGGCGCTCATTGCACTAGTCGTAAAGCTATAGGCATGGTTATGGTCTGCGTTTTGACCATCCGAAGTTGCACTAAAAGTATGTGCGTGGTTTGCGTTCTGAATGCCCGTTGAAACGTTGTGGTTGTGCGCACCGGCAGAATCAGTAGAAGAGGTGTAAGTTAAACCCGGATTAAAGTTATCCGAAGCAGATGGGATGGCTTGAGTATCGTCTTGACCGTTACCCCGTAACGAAATACTATACGAGTGAGCGTGTGTACCTTGTGTATCAGTTGCTCCACTGTGTCCGTGGTCTGTGTTTTGAATAGCTGTAGTACCAGACACTCCATGATTGTGACCTACGCTGTTATTCCCCGTATTTCCAGAACCGGTGTGCGTGTGATCTAAGTTAACTGTTGAAACAGAATTTGTATGTGTATGGGTTGGCATTTGCGCCGTGGTAAGCGTAACAGTATTAAACCCGCCCGTATCATTAACAGCGTAGGTAGAGCCTGCACCCACAATAAACCGATCACGCAGGTCTGGAGTGCCGCTTGAACCGTTACACAACGCCCATCCAGCAGGTATTGAAACAATACTGCCAGACCACAGACTAATAAGACCGGAGGGTATAGCAGCTGTTACAAAAGCTGTAGTAGCTAACTGAGTGGTATTTGTTCCCGGCGCAGCAGTGGGCGCTATAGGAACGCCTGTAAAGGTTGGCGAGTTAAAGGGCGCTGCTGATGCTGTAATAGTATTGGCACCATCGGTAATCGAACGACCGGTAACAACGTTAGCCCCATCACAAACTATGTACGACTGCGACAAGGCAGGACAATCAAATGCTGTACCGGAAGCAGTTTTAACTTGGACGATATTAGCCGTAGCATTGCGTACTGTGTAAAGCTTTGCGACGTTTGGGATCGTTAGAACTCGTGTTACCCCCGGTGTGCCAGTCACCGCAAGCACTGCACTACGCGCTTCATCTACAACACCGTCAAGGGCTGTAAGCGTTATATTTCCGCTTGTTACATTCAGATTCGTAATGCCCGTAATCGCTTGTTCAATTATGGTGCCAAGGTTAGAGTTGGTTGTATTGCCCCATTGGCCCGATTGTTGACCGGTTTGAATAAGCTCAATACGTAGCGTGGGGGAAAAGGAACTTGGCATGGGGGACTCCTAGTTATTCAGTTGCCTCTGCAGCGGGCTTGTCTGCAGATTGTTGCATGGCTTGGATCAGTTGGAACACTTCACCGTATGGCTTTGAGCCAAGGTAGCCAAGGATTGCGTTTGCAAGTTCAACAGAGATAGTGATTTCTTTCATTATGCTACCCAAGGAAGTGGTGGTGTAACGACGGTTGGATTTACTTGACTTTCGATCTGCTGCTCAATACTAGCGTTAATTGCTGCGACTTGGCTATCCCCCATTGCGTTTTGCACCCAGCCGATTACTTGCGGCTGCGTCAGGTCTGCGTAGGGGGTAAACGGTGTTTTGCCGTCATAAGGACTAAGTGACTGTGAGCCATAGACCGTAGCGTTATATGTACCGTCTGTGCCGTTTACACGCCATGCTGCGGAGAGCACTACGTCGGTTTCGTCAAGTTCCTGTGGATAGCAAGACATCTGCTCGATTTGCCATGTGATTGTGGTCATGTTAGTTTCCTTATGGATGAGTTAATTTGTATGCGTCAAACTCTGCTTTTAGTTCCTGCAAAGCTGCAACAACGGTTGCAACCAAGAAAGAAGTGTCTACGCCTTGGTGTTGCGGCTTGCCATCTTTGTCTATAGCGTCTTTAGTTCCTGTTACGCAATCGGGGACTACAGCTTGTAATTCGTGAGCGATGAAGCCTTGACCGTTTGACCCGTCTGCTTTCCATGTGTATGTAACGGGTTTTAACGCCGCTATCTTTTCCAATGCGCCTGTCATGGGTAAGACGTTTTCTTTTAAGCGGTAGTCGGAGGTGGTGTTGTAAGTAACTGTAGTTAGACTTTGGCTAATAAAACCACTAGCTACGTTAACATTATTTAAAAATATAATTGCGTTGCCGTTAAATGTTGCTGAGCTTGTTTTTAATGCAATTCCCTGCTCGCCACCACTATCCCAAGATACAGAAACTTTAGCGCCAGCTCCTGAATATAAACTCGTAGTCCCCACTAGCACGTTTCGGTTGGTGTCGATAGCTAACGCAGTGCCAACACCAGAAACGCCAATGTTAAGTATTCCAGCAGTATTGTATGTCCCCCCTTCAACACCTATCTGCCATTTAGTTGCAGAGTTTGTGTTATCTAACGACAAACCAGAAAAATTCGTAGAAGAAGAACGGATATACACGCTTGATGCCGCTGTATCATTTACTGTGAGTTTTCCGTATGTGCTTGGAGAAGATGTACCAATCCCCACGTTGCCAGAGGAGTCGATACGCATACGTTCTGATGCGTTATAAACAAAAGTAAGGTTGTTGCTAGAATTGGTTAAAAGATAAGTATTATTGTTTGTGGATTCAATAAGCCGCAAAGAATAACCAGTAGTAACAAGAGCGTCACCATCAAATCGGGATGTACCTACAACGTGTAATTTTTGCGCAGGCGAAGCCGTACCAATCCCCACATTACCGCTTGCATCCTTATACACCTGCCCCGATCCAATGTTGACTACACCCGTGCCGCCTGTGAGTGTGCCTGTGTACGCAAGGTTAACGACTGTGGCTGTGCTAGTGCCGTCCTGTATCACTACTGTTCCTGTTGTTGCAGGTAAGGTAATAGTCTTATCGGTCGCAGTGTCAGTCGGGGTTAAAGTAACCAGACCAGTAGAAGGTGTCTTCAGACTCAGTACGCCAGCCATTATGCTGCTCCCTTCAATGTTGCTACATCAGTTTGCAGTTGGGTGATTAGGGCTTGTTGCTCTTGGATTGCTTTTGTAAGAACAGAGCAAAGCGCGTCAAGTCGCAAAGATTGAATTTGATTTTCTGCGTCTTTCTCCCCCTCTACTGCACTAGGGATGACTTCAGCCAATTCGTGAGCAATAAAACCTTCACGGATAATGCCGTCAGCTTTGAAAACTTCACCGTAGTCTTTAAATTCGTAGGTAACAGGTCGAATTTGAAGAACTCGCTCAAGTGCGGGGATGTTTTGTGTTTCTATATTTTTCTTTAAACGGTAATCAGAAACAAGAGTTACATTACCTACGTTTGTACCGTCAACCCATGCTTCTAATGCTGCTCCTGTCCAAAAGAAATTCCACGGACTTCCAAAAGCATTTCCAGCGGCTGTCCCCTGATGAGAATAATAGCCCCCAGTTGCCCCAACATTACCAGATATTGATAATTTAGCACTTGATGCTTGTGAATTAGTCCCCACAAGCAAATTGCCAGAGGAGTCGATGCGCATACGTTCTGTACCGTATGCTGTGTTTGCACCATCGAGTGATTCACCAGTGCTGCCTGTGCGGAAAGTAATTGCCGTTGGCATTGCAGTTGCTGATGTAAACGATCCTTCTGCTACGCCAGCAATACTAGCCGAATAAAGATGTTTTGCTGATTGGTAAGAGGTATCTGTACCCCATTGTCCACCAAATGCGTAATAACCAATAGTTGCTGTTGCTGGTATTGCCGCCCCATCACACCTTCTATACGATGCCCCAAAGCGACCGCCAAAACTTCCATTAGCATCGAGTCTGTTACCAAATGACTCAACAAAAGGTATGAGTGATCCTGCATTGGCAGAGTAATCGCCCAGAGTCATTGAAGCGGTATTTACTCCCACACCCGAAACCATAAAGTTTCTATTAGCTATTCCTGCGGGTGATACACCACCAATCCCTACGTTACCAGAGGAGTCGATACGCATCTTTTCGCCAAGACCAGACCCATTATTTGTATTGAACGTAATTTGAGATTGAAAATTACTTGCTGAATTTTGAACAAAATCAATGGCTGTTTGGACATTGTTTGCATAGTTATATCCAGCAAAACGCAACGCAGCACCGTCAACACCGGATGATTGATAAACACCAAATACATTATTTGTGCCAGCTGATGCTGAAAGCCCAATCGCCAATTTCCCGTAAGTTGCAGGCGAACTCGTACCAATCCCCACGTTGCCAGACGCATCTTTATAAAACTGACCTGAGCCTAAGTTAACAACACCTGTCCCGCCTGTGAGCGTACCCGTATAGGCGAGGTTTGTTGTTGACTGCGTAGGTATCGTTACAGAGTCATCCGAGTTAATCGTAATGGCAGCGGTCGTCGATGTCGGGTACAGAAGCTCGGTTAGCTTGAGTTTACTAGCCATTATTTGTTCTCCAGCTCAGCTACACGCTTACGCAATGATTGAAGCTCCGCAATAAGAAGCGGGACGTAAGACGATACATCAATCTGTTGGTACACAGGGTTACCATCTTTGTCTACCGCATCCTTTTCGCCTGTTACAGCATAGGGTGTAATAGCTTGTGCCTCATCAGCAATCAGCATTGGACGGGAAAGGGTTGCACCTTTCATCATGCCGTTATAGACCTTTAGTGAATCTATGACTTCTCCGGAATCAGATACCACGCCAAAAATGTCTTTTGCTCTGCGATCTGACGTTGTGTTGTAAACAACTAAACCTCCCGCACGATTGTAGCTAATTGACCCACGCTCAGTCGCAGACGCTTCTGTTTGAAATGCAATAAATGAGTTGTTGCCTGACGTAGCTTTATTCCATACGTCCATTGTTTGGGCAGAAGCCCCACTATCGTTTGCAAATGCGGCGGCAACAAAAGTTCCTGAAGGAGCAAGTACACTAATGCCACGGCGAAGAGACGAAATAAGAGCGCTCTGCGTCCCCACCAGCAAGTTGCCAGAGGAATCGAGGCGCATACGCTCTGCTTGAGAGCCAAAACCGCCAGTTCTAAATACTAATGAACCTGCTCCCCCTCCATCAATAGTTGCGCCCATAGAGGCACGGACGTTACCAGCACTGTAGTCCTCTGAATTATGCGAAAACGCAATTAAATTTAAACCGCCAGCAGTATTGGTATTTGAGTCATTTATATGCATTGCATAATTTAATGAAGCACCCGCTGTTATTGGGCTTTTAACGCAAATTCTTGCACCGAGACTAGACGTTGCACCATTCCCACCTACAACTAAACTTTGGGTTACATTACTAAATGGTGCAAATATATTGCCAGAGGTGTCAATCTGCATACGTTGTAAATCTGATGTCCAAAACGAAATTGGCTTGAATGCTCCGGTAGATATATAAGAAGCTAATACTCTATTTGTATCTGAAGCTGAATCGTACCCAATGCCAATAAAAGTATCGTTTGCGCTATTGATACTCACTACACCTAGCGACGCAGCTCCGGTATTGCCAGATTGTTTTGAAGATAATCTGTAAGCAGGCGTTACACCAATCCCCACGTTGCCAGAGGTGTCGATGCGCATACGTTCTGAATTACCAGTGCCAAAAACAACCGGCGCAGATAATCCATTTACCAAATACAGCGCATTTGCGCCGCCTATATTTGTTGTGTTTGTGCTGCTATTTAATCCAAGTTGAGCAGTCGCGCCATTTGTATCGTTGCCAATTTGAAGGTATGAAACAGCAGACGATCCAGCGTTTGTGTTGTAAATGCGTTGACCAAAAAAATTGTTTACACTGCCTTGCACTTCAAATTTATATGCTGGCGAAGCCGTACCAACACCCACATTCCCCGAAGCATCAGTCGTGACTCGTGCTTGACCGCCCGTGTTGATGGTGACTATATCCGTGCCAAACGAGATGCCTGTGTTAGCGTCGTTACCTTGATACGCGGGCGTACCAGATGACCCATCAACACCTGAAATTCCAGTCGTGCCGTTGATCGTAATCGTCATACTATCACCCATGTTCCGTCAGTTATTATCACGGTCACGCCACTATCAATCGTAATCGGCCCTGCGCTAATAACATTATATCCAGAAGGAACCGTATGGTTTATAGTAATCAGCGCACTATGCACAAGCAGTCCGTTTGAGGCGGTCATCTCTTGACCGGTGATGTTTCCTGCTACCGTAACATCACCTGCTGTGTCTTGATACACCGCTTTTTCAGCCGGATACACCACAAACACGTCTTTACTGCCAGCCGTAAAGTTAACTAACGAGCCGCCACTAGAAGAGTCCAACACCGTTGTGCGTGAAAGAGTTGTACCAGAAGCCGTGTACGTACCAATACCAACTTCCCAAACACCCGTAACTGTGTCTGTAATTGTGTAATACGTCGTGTTACCGTCGCCAATAACAGAAAAATCTTGAAATCCTGTTGCCGCTGCACCAAGCGTCACTGTTCCCGTACCAGTCGTTGTGGTCGTTGTTTTTACCCGATCTTTAACAACTAATGCCATGTTCTTTCCTTACGACAGAGAAGTATCAACTGGAGTCCAGTCTGAGCTTTCAAAGTCATTAATTGTCTGCCAAACGGTTGTGCTGCTACTACCTATATTTTGCCACGCAACGGTCTGGCTGTCATTGATAAGTTCCCACAAAAACCTAGCCAATATGCTATCTGCGGCAATGCCAAGTTCTTGAATTAACACACCAAACGCTATTGTAGTTCCAGCAGTCGCCGTGCCTGTAGCAAGCTCATTTACTGCCACACCAAACGCTATATTATTTGCTACGGAATCTACCCCAGACGCGGCTTCGGCAATATTTACTACCAGAATCACGCCAGCAACCGGCAAATCCGAGCCTGTTACCGACTCTACCACCGCTGCACTAAACACGCTGGGTGCCACTAAAACCGAGTCTGTTGCGGTCGTAGACTCAAGTACAGACGCTACAAAGCTACCTAACGCAGAGCTTGAATCTAATGCCGAGGCAAGTTCTTGGATGTTTCCACCAAACTGCACAAGAGACGATACAAGATCAGCACCATTGGCAATTTCTTGCACTGCAACACTAAACGTCACCCCAGAAGATACCGTGTCGCTACCAGAGGCCGACTCAGATACAGCACCGTTAATTGAGAAGGTTGACGATATAGAGTCTGCGCCTGTAGCGGTCTCCGCAATACTTGCAAGGAACGTAGCTAATGCAGAAACACTGTCTGAGGCCGTGGCGGCTTCTGAAATGCTGGAAATAAACGAAACTAAAGCAGAGGATGCGTCACTAGCTGTTGCCGACTCAATAATCGAAACAAAATAAGTATTGCCGCTTAGTGCGGCAAAGGGGGCTGTAGCAAATGGCGATCCTGCAAACACTACGCCTCAACCAAGTCATTCTCTGGAAACCAACGCTGCTGAATCTGCCCGTCTGCGTCTGTCCATTGAATCATATAAAAGAAGTTGCCATCCTCGTCCATGCGCAGCTTTTCAACCGCACCCTGTGGAACAACAGCGGCAAGCTTTACACTCTGACCTTTAACGAATTTGGTAGCCATAATAATCCTTAAGCTGCATCAAGAGAGAATTGGTAAGTGACATTCAAAACGTCACCAGACACAACAGCACGGTCGCCGGGGGACTGGAAGTCCGATTCAGAGAACAAAATGCCCGATGTTCCGCTACTAACCGAAGCCAAGAACGCACCAGCCACTGTGCCACCAGCACCTGTAATAGTGAACTGTACGGGCGAGGGGTTTGTAATGACCGAAGGATCAGCCGTTGTTGCGGCGCCAAACGTAACTGCACCGCGAGAACCGGAGTAGTTTGTAAACTCAGTCCAGCCAGCATGGGAGGCAAGTGTGTCGCCAGCAGCAAATGTGGTACCGCTACCGGGGCCAGTTACAAGACCTAAGTACCAAGCTGCCGTATAAGCGGCACCTGAAAAGTACTTGTCGTTCATGTCTTTCAAGCCCTGATTAACCACTAGGTTGTGGGCTTTGTCTTCCCACTTCAGGTTGCCGTCTTTGTCAAAACATTGGACGTGGTATACACCACCAGCCATCATGCTGGCAGATACACTGTTGTTAACAGTTACAGAGGCTCCAATTGCGTCGCCAGTGATTGCATGGTCTTTCATCATTTTAAAACCCCTTAAGGAAGCTGTAGTAATGCAGAACCTGCAACAGCAGGTGGAAACTGCACTGTA